TTTACAAAAAGATCAGTTATCTCAACCCAAGTATTCGAGTTCTTAATATAGGCGGTTTGCATATCAAACGACGTACCAAATGTCTCCGTCAAATCCAGCCGTTACGCTGGGAGTAGAACCTACAGAGATATAACGAGTTCCGTAAGCATTACTTGTCGATCCTACAGAGATTACCGTTCCAGTTGTTAAGATTGGATTGCTACCAGCATAACCAACCTGATTTACTGTGACAGATCCCTCAGGAGTATTCTCCTCATAATACTTTTTGGTTACATAATCCTCGGGATTCTTTGGATCAACACCAGAAACAGGTTGAATAAATGTTGTCTTCTTAACGACAACATCTGGTATACCCAAAAGTCCTTCTGGGTTATCAATATTAGGATAACTAGTTTCAAACTGTGACATGATTATCTATTGATAATTGATTTGCCGATCTCAAGCAAAATGCCAGGACCAAGTTTAGTTGTAGCAGCAATCTTCTGGACAAAAGTCATCTTCATTGCCTGCATCAGGTTTCCTGCTTTACCAGTTGCCTGAACTTTGTTCCCGTCAATGTCTACTTTTGATTTTCCTTTCAGGTTTAGATTTCTTCCTGCTTTGAGAGTTAGATCTCTACCAGCCTCTAGAACAATATCTCTACCTTTTATTCTTACCTGTCCAGATATAGCATTGATACAGATATCACCATTCATACAGTTGATAACCATATCAATCTTACCTTCATCATTATCTTCACCAGCAGTAACTTCCATCGTCTTGTCAACGACGATTCTTACTGTTCCGTCTTGAGATAATGAATGGATAAAGACTTCACCTTCATCGGTGATAGCCATGACCTTCGCAACTTCAGGTCCAAATCCACCAGACTGAGGATTGTTGATGTCTTGCTTATAGTTTGGGCCCTTATTGGCAATGATTCTTCTTTCTTTTGACTCTGACATTATTGAATCCTCAGTACCTCAAAAGGTGATCCCACACAATCCTTGACATACAGGACTTCACCCGTACCATCTATAATTATATCACTAACAACTGGTGCCAAGTTAGCACCACTACCGTTACCAGTAACAGTTAAAGTTGGCGATACTCCTACAGAGTTTAGACTAATTGGTTTTACTTCGATAATAGTACCATCTCTAATAACAACGTTGTAGTTGTTACCAAGATCGTCTGTAACTACTGTGTCATCGTCGTATCCAATTCCACCATTAACAACCTCAATACCAACTACTCCAAGAGTACCTTGTGATGGATCAATAGTATAACCTTCTCCAGGAGAAACAACATAGACTGTTTCAATTCCACCGTTCTCATTCAGAGTTGCTCTAGCAACACATCCATATCCCTGTTTGCACTGATCTTTAATCTTAACGATTGGAGGATAAGCATATCCCTGACCAGGATCTTGAATCTGGAATCCAATAATTCCACCTAAGTCATTAGCAGCACCGACTGTATCAGATACGGCTGCACCAAGACCTTCTGTTTCCTGAATAACATTACCAACAAATGCTTTAGCAAGAGCACCGAATCCACCACCACCGATAAACTCTACTTGTGGTCTTCCGCAAGGCAATCCTGCAGGATCTCCCGCATAACATCCTTGAGATTGTCTGACTTGAAGATTTGGATTACCAGTAATACCTTTGAGAAGTCCTTCAGAAGATACATTATCTGTACCGAGATTAAATGATCCCAGTTTATCCATTACCTTATCAAACATGCTGGGTTTTTCTTCACCAGCACCTGCCGCTTCTCCATTATCTTTTCTTTCACCCTCTTTCGTCTTCTCTTTTGCATCATCATCTTTTGCTTTCTCAGGGCCAGATCCGATACACCACTTCTTAATCTCTGCACATGCCTCACCCTGACCACAATCAAGGAAAGCGAGAATAGATTTGAATGCTCCACCAGCCTTCTGTAAGAATCCGATTACGGTGAATATAGGACCAAGAATCTTACTTACTGCTTCTAGTGGTTTAGCAAGACCATCAGAGATTTGCTTAACAATATCAGCAAGGAAACTTCCAGCGTATGCCTCAACAGCACACTGAGTTACATCTAGTATGTTGCCAACGAAAGACTCTAAAAGACCTCTTGCTGCCTCTTTAAGACCAGTTACAATCTTATTCCCAACACATTGCAGTGCATCCTGAAGTTTCTCAATGAGGGGGATCTGGGCTGCCTGTGCTGCCACTCCAGCAGCATAAGATAATGGAAAGTTGCCACCAGATGATGCCATTGTAGAGGCAAACACCGAATCAAACAGTTTTTCTAATCCCTTCGACAGTACCTTCTCTAATTCACCAAATAGAGCACCAATAGCAGTCTGTACGAAATTACCACCGATGTCTTGGATTAAGTTTAGAACCTTATTCAGTTCTTTCTGAATATTAGCAAGGGACTTACCAACCTTATTGAGTTTAGTCATAAGATTGTCCAAGGTATCCATCAACTCAGAGAGTGGATTGTCCTTACATGCATCAGCAAGTTTTACACAAGTTCCGTTCGCTCTGTTATCAGCCTCTACACCATTTGTTCCCTTTGTTGTGTTAGATGGTGTCTTGGGTGCAGCTGTTCCCTGCTCTCCAGTCTCTGAAGGATCAGGTGCATTCTTAGGATCAGCACCATTCTTAACTTCGGTGGATTTGTCAGGAACCCTATTGTGAGCGGGTTTCATCTTTTCACCCTTTCCGCTATAAGGAGCGAAAGGTGACTTATAATTTGCAGATGCTAGTTTAGTTACCTCAGTTGTTCTACCAAAAACTCCATTGATGCAAGGTAGTTGTGCGTTGTCACCATCAAGGAAAAATCCAAATACAACATCTCCAGGTCTCAATGTATGACTGGCATATACACCGCCGCCACCACTACCAGAAGTAGTACCTAAAAGAATGTTTGCATAAGGAAGTTTATCATTTGGCAGTTCTTCCTCACTGAAAGGATGGTAGCCCATGATACGCACACGGACTCTATTACCCCAGGTGTCTCTAATCTCACCAGGGGCTATCTGACCGATCCACCAACGGAATCCGTCTCTTCCTACGAAGTTATTTTGTAGACTACCAAATTCCTCTAGTGACATCTATATCAGTCGTCGTAAACTCTACATTCAAGAGCATCAGGATTAGAATCACAATATAGCTCTAAGGGTGTTGGATCATGCTGGTCTTCTGGATGATTAGCGTGATACGCTTCCAGTTCTTGAAGTTCTCCTTCAGTATGACGACGCATTTGGGGAGAAATAGTAGGATCATCGAGAATCTTTTTATCCTGCTCGATGTGTGCTTCGATGTTTTCCATTTATGCTTCTTTATTATTTGGTGTATACAATCCTATTGTATCACGGACTAGTGTCATGTAGGTATATGATTGTTGTCCTTGGAAATAATGACACAAATCCTTAATCATATATAGTCCACTTTGAACAGGGTCTGGAGAATTCTGCTTATCCTTACTAGTTACAACTGAAGGGAACATGCATTTGATAATCTGCCCTGCTTCCAAATCAGTGTTGCATGGAACAGCCATCTTCACTTGTTGAGTGAACAGAGAATTATATCTCATCAGCGACTGAGAGTGATACTTACCAGGGTCAGCATTAGCACTCTTATCATCCTTTTCTCCTAGAGTTCCAATATCTTGTACACCCGTGATAATCCTAGATGGTACTTCACCTAGACTTACCTTTTGACCATATGCATTCTCAACCTCAGGTAATACAAACTGTTGCCCAAGGTTTCTAACACCTTGAAGATAATCTTCTCTAGTAAACAATCCAATGTCAGGGCTTGTAAATTGCCAGGTCAATGGATTCCAATAGACTCTGTATGATGCAAACTGTCCAGTTCTAAGTTTTGCGATTAAGTTTGTGTTAGTTGATGTCTTATAGTTTAAAATTCTATTACTAGTATCTTCATTAATAGAACTCTGATTAACATCAGTATACACATACTCTGCCACAGGTTGTTGAGAAATGAGTCCGTCAATTGATTTATACTTGAACCCACTTTTTGTCTGGTAGAAAAGATAACCAGCAGATGCATCCTTCTCAGTCTTTCCAGACACAGATTTTGCAGCAAGCATCTGAAGAACAGTAAAAGGTTTTTTACTGTTTCCTATAAACCCATACTTGTTTTGTGTATCATCAACGTCAAAAGGAAGGTTCGTTTGTATAACCTCAGACATAATTTTTTTAACGTTTTCTGAGATTCTGGCTGATCCCTCATACTTCTTATAAACCCTGCTTGTTTCATTCTTGATTGCTTCTTTCGATACCAGATGAATAGTAAACCTTTCTTTCTGGTTCGTTGCTACTACATCACTAACTTTTCCAACGTGAAGATACTCTGTAGTATCATCCCATCTTAACCCAGATCCCTTTCTAGTGTCAATAGCAAGTTGTACTCTTTCCCCACCTCTTACAGGCAATCCATTATACAGTCCAGTTCCATTTACAACATCACCAGAAGTTGTAACAATTAATTTTGCAGTTACAGTTGGCGAAAAAATATCCTCATAGTACGTCATAGCAACAACACCATTGCGAATGTCAATGACGTTTGCCTTGTCGTTAGACTCGATATTCAATACCTTATAGGTTGCTGATTGTTGAGCTGCCGTCATTGGTGAGCAAGTGAATTGAACATCATACTATTTACGTTCTTAGCAGGGTCATAATTTGACGATGATGGAACATTGTCCGCATTATATCTTGGAGGAGCAGTTTTTGCCTGCTTTTCCAGGTTTTCCTTGATCAATCTCTTGAGTTTTTCCATATCAAGAGGAGGCCCAGCATCGGGCAAGGGGGAAAGATCATATCCAGAACTTGTTGGAGATGTAGTAGCCAAACTAGGATCTGGTCTTATAGTTCCACCAAAAGGTGCATCAATGCCATATTTTGAAAGTGGATTAAATCTCGTAAGAACTGCTGATTTTGATCGTCCAGTATCTGCTGGATTAGTTGCAGTTTCCCAGTGCAAGTGTGGACCACTCGATCTACCGGTACTACCAAGTTCTCCCAGAATAGTTCCTTTCTTAACTCTTGTTCCCTTTCTAACAAAAGCAGGTTTATTCATGTGAGCATAGAAATGCCCAACACCCTTACTATCAACCCAGTTTATGTAGTTTCCATATCCCGTTGATTGATATCCAGTTGCTTCAACAACACCATCGGTAAATGCTTGCAATGGTTCTCCAGTTCTTCCAGAGACATCAACTCCCATGTGCATTCCAGGAGACAATGCTAAACCTCTCATTCCCATACCAGAGGTTAGAACTCTACCACCACCCATAATAGTTGGTGCTACCTTGTGGGGTCTAATTATAGAACCACCATTACCACCACCTTGACCCAACTGAACTTTTCTAACTAATGCTCTCTCTGCAGCCGATGCTTTGTCACTAGGACCAACCCAGGGAGAAATTCCTCTCTCCTTAATGAGTTGGATTGCCATTTTATCTTGAACGGCTCTAGTAAACTTAGTATCATCACTAAATCCAGCACGAGCAGCAACACCAGGAAGAGTATTACCAATAAATTGATATCTACCTACAGCATGTAATTTACCTTTGCTAATCCATTCAGCGTTTGATATTCTTTCTTCTCTTTGTAAAGCCTTGATCTCTCCGATGGTCATATCCTCTAAGGATCTTCCACCGTGCTGACTCATTCCTTTGATGTTGCCAGAATATCCATCTCCAACACCTCTACCACCTTTCGTTCCAATCTGGTTGACAGCATCATATCCTGCTGCACCAGATTCATATTTTGCAAGAACAGCAAGTGCCGCTCTCTCATCTGCGGTAATCTCTTTACTGAATGAAGGATCGCTAGTTATACCACCATCTCCAGTTGGTGCATCACCGACTGGGAATGATCCTAATGGAGCAGTAAATATCTTCTGAGCCATGGCAAAGTCTGATTCCATGGAATCATATGCAGCATCAAGTTGATCTTGTGCTTTCTTCACATCTCCACTCTTATCACTAAAGTCTAGAGTTGCGATTTGCTTTGTCTTGGCAGCAATTAAGTTGCCCATTGATGTAACAATCGCTAATGATTTATTAGCTAAATTGGTAACAATCTCACCCATTTTTTGAATCCTTTGATTCAAATCTTTAATAGCATTAATAATCTTTGGCAACTTGTCGGTAATCCACCCAATCAGATATATTCCCAAGAAATTCATGATTCTTGCGAATGCATCTACAGCAAACTGAGGAACCTTATTCACTAAGTTCATACTAAACTTAGATGAATTTTCCATGGCGCTTTCAGCCGCTGTTCTAGTCTTTGTTTCTCCGACTAGTCTAGTTGTTTTTACTTCTTTCTCGTTAAACTTTTTTCTATCCTTTGTTCTTTTCTGAAGGACTTTCTCGATATTAATAACAGTCTTTCTTACCTTTCCAGCATTATTCTGCTGCGTGGATAATGCACCACCACCAGCGGTTCTAGTTATAGCACGGTAGGGAACAATGGCTGCCATCAGACTAATACGTTATATACAGAGTAAGAGAAGGCAAGATATGGATTATCGTAATTTGTAGATTCGATGACAGGAATATTTGTAACTAAAGATTTGTTTGGAATTGATTGTGGTGGTTGAGAAAATCCACCACTCATGGGAATAACGGCTGGGAAATTTGATTTAGATCCTCTAGATGGAGTAAGAGATGATGCAGGAACTCCTGAGGCACCAGAAGACATGTTGCCACCCATGCCGCCGCCTTGACCCTTACCATTTTCGGGACCTTTAGGAGGAGTCTGTTTAGGATTAGCCTGTCTATTATCCCATCCAAGAACTGCCTTTACACTATCATCACTGTTGTTTGCCCAATTAGTAAACCACTTGTCAAAGTCGTTTGGATCTCTTTTCTCTGCAAAATACTTATCAATTGGACCAGCTAACAACTCCCCACCCTTATCTCCCAGGTATCCTCCAAGTAAGAGACCTAAGGGTAGACCGAGACCAGGAATTGCTGCAGATAATGCAGTTGTAATAGTACCAGCAATTGCACCAGAAGTAGCACCTTTAATTATACCCGCAAGAAAAGCTTGTGTGGGAGATTGACCGTCAATCAAACGTTGTCTTACATCAAATCCTGCACCAAGAATCATTCCCAAAAGATTTCCACCAACAAGTTTCTTGAGTCCTTTTGTGAGTGGTCCAGATGCACTACCGAGAAGATTTTTAATCGGAGAGAATGCTCTACCAAGTATTTCTTTCGGGTTTAATCTTTTTCCAACGCCTGCCATAAACTTGGCAGCTGGTTTAGTTAACTTACTAAGTTTCTCAGTTAATCCCTTTGAACCCTTAGCAACTGCTTCTTTTCCTCGTTCTAAAAGTTGTTGTCCTCTGGAGAGAACTGGTTTTACAAGTTTTTCAGCAACTGTTTGAAGTGGTTTCTGAACAATGTTCTTCAACCTGTTGAGCATTCCAACTGCAATATCTTTAACCTTTTTAAAGAATGGCGAGAAAAGTTTATTACCAACACTTGCAGCAAACTTAGCAATTCTTCCAGTTGTTTTTGCAATCCAAATCGCAAAACCATTAGCAATATTTGCAACTGGAGCAAAGAACTTGCCAAGTTGTTGAATAAGAATATCACGATATTCAAGGAACTTGGCAATATTTCCTTCTGCTTTCGCAGAGAACATATTGATGAGTTTATCTGTGGTCCAACCCGCCAGATAAATCATCAAGAACTTGGCAAGTTTCTCTAAGAAAGGAATCTGCACCTGCATTCCTTTCTTGGCCTTTTCGACCTTTTCTGCCTTGTTCTTATCCTTTCCTTCTAAACTATTTTCAGCACTACCTCTAAGTAGTTTCTCTCTTGTTTGTCTTTGCTTCTCAAATGATGCTTCTTTGTATCTTCTTTCCGAATCAGCATCTGCCTTGAGCAGTGCATAAATGTTGTCTAATTTTTGGGCAATATCATTATTAGTGATTGCACCAGGGTCTCTAACTGCTAGTGCTCCACCAGCAATACCACCACCGCGGCCGCCACCCCTAACATTTCCTCTTCCACCTCCTCCACCAAATACTTTGGATCCAGAGATTTTCGATTTTTTAAACAGTTCCTTTCTTTGAGCAGCAGTAAGGTACTCTCCACTTACAGGGTCCCTACCGTGCGCCAGAATGGCAGTCATTAAGTTGTCAGTTCTACCTGATGCCATTCTGCTGTTGATCCTTTAGTTTCTCATCTTCAAGATATTGTGACAGAAGAGTAACGTATATTTCACGTTCCCAAGGGATCATGTTTTCTAACTCTGTCAAGCTATATTTATGGTGCTGAACCAAGGCAAAATTTGTCTTGTAGTAACTCTCTACAGTTTCATGCGAGAGTGCTAGCTGAAAAAACTTGCCAGACCCTCCAGAACAACTTTGTTCTTCTTTTTGGTTTTTGGATTTGTAACCGTGATCTCATGAACAAGTTTGGGCATCGTCTCAAAAAATGCCTCAATATTCTTAAACTGAGATGTGGGGAATTGTTCTAAGAATTCGATCATTTCCTTTTCGGTAAAATCAACCGAATCCCAGGACTCTTCATCATTATAGATTGTATCAATACACTTTGCAATCAGTTTAAATGATTCGTCAGTTCCACCACCAATAAAGTTATTCTCGATAAACTCATCAAACTTAGGATATTTCATCTTGACAAAATAACCATTTCCAATGTCAACCACGTTTGTGTGATTTTTGTCCTTGGTTACTTTAATCTCATCAACATCTAGTTCTACATTGACTTCAGTTTCGCCATCATCTTCACATGTAATAACGATAGGAATCTTCTCACCAACAGACTTGCCACGAATGTTCAGGAACAGAAGTTCAATATCAAATGTAGCAAACTCAGAAACGTCAACACCTTTAGTGACGATGCAGTTTGATAGAACCTGTCTTACAGCCTTGGCGATTTGTTTTTGATCCTCGCTCTCCATGGCAAGAATCAGAATCTTTTCTTCTTTAACGAGAAATGGTCTAAACTCGATTTTCTTTCCAGTGGAAGGAATAATGAGATCGTAAGTAGGCGTCGAAATTACTGGTAAGGGCATAACAATAAGTCAGTTGTGATTATTTATTGTGTTAATTTAAGGTTCTATTTACCAAAGATCCTCGTCTGACAAAACTATCAACATTAACAGCAGCATCTACTTCTGGTTGACGTGCTGCTACTTCTTTGTTAATAGATTGAATAGCGGGTTCGGATGCTTGAGAAATAATTGAGGGAGGAATTATTCCAGTTGTTGCTGGATTTTTATTTCCATCTTCACCTCTTGATACAGCCGAACTAGATGCTTTACCGCACTGATATGTATCATACGACAAAGTAACATTCACTCTGAGAACTTGAGACCCATCATAAGAAACTGGAGTAGCACTCAATCCTACGGGGAAGACATTAAAGAAATTATATTCCAGTGGTTTGACTTTCTTATCTTTCTCAAACTTAGTGATCGAAAAACCAGATGCACACTTATAAGTATTTGGATATCTCATCCTTACAAAGTAACCAGGCTTTGCCTTTGATTGCCCAGAACCATCGGCAATAAACTCGATCCAATGCTCAAACAATTTTAGCATTTTATATTCAAGGTCACAATAGAAACCAAGAGTCAATTGATCATACATTCTACTATGAGCATACTTTTGAGTGACACCCATAAAGTCGCCGTAGATATCAGCAGTTGCCAAAGATGATCCAGGAAGAGTTGCTTCATAGCAAAGCAATCCAGCATCTCCATTAATGAAGTTTGTAGGAACACCTCTAGATGCCAAGAATGAAGTTACCTCTCCAGGCAATCCGTTCATTCTCAGGAAGTAGTGAGAACTGAGAGCAACTCTCGTTAGGAGTGGCGTTACTTCTGTGACTTTGGCGCTTATTGACATCTAAATATCTCTAATGCTGTGATCATTCTATGTCATATCAAGGAAAGTTTCGTCCCAGTAATACCGAAAAGTATAGAGGGAATCCCACAAACATTATTTATCGTAGTTTGTGGGAAAGAAAGTTCATGGTGTATTGTGACAAAAATGAAAGCATTCTTGAGTGGGGTAGTGAAGAGATTGCCATTCCATACAAATCTCCCATAGACAAGAAATGGCACAGATACTTTCCAGATTTTTATATCAAGTACAAAGACTCAAGCGGTAAAATCAAAAGATCTATTATCGAGATCAAACCATTCAAACAAACTCAACAACCTCCACTACAAGAAAAGAAAACTAAGAGTTACGTTTATGAAGTAACTCAATACGTTACGAATCAAGCAAAATGGGCTGCAGCAGAAGAATTCTGTAAAGATCGTCTGTGGGAGTTCAAAGTATTCACAGAAAAAGAATTGGGGATAAAATAATGGTTAAGTGGATTCATAAAGGAGGAACCTCTAAAATAGACAAGCGGACCATCAAAAAAAGTACTAAAAAAGGTGGTAAGAAAAAATGAAAGAATCAGATCACAGAATCAAACAAATCATAGATGAACTAGAAGATCTTGTCAAAAAATTAAAAGCAGAACATCTACGTTCTGAATTTGGTCTCGATGAGGAAGATTATACAAAAGGTCTTAGTTATGGTGACTTACAAGACGACGATGGTTACACAGACTAATGAACAGAATTCAACAAATTCTAGATGATCTGATTGGAGTAGAAGATCCAGACGATCTAATGCTTTCAATCATGGAAGCGTTACAGGATACAGTAGATCAAGTTGCTGTTCCAGGTAATTACTATACCTTCCTATATCTACCAAAGACACCCAACATCCAATACGACGAACATCCTCTAGTGGCTTGTACAGCAGCATATAATTGGGGATTTGATGCTATCAGTTATCACTGGAGAGCACCTAGAAGATATAATTTTGATGAGGTATCTGGTAATCTCTATGAGATTACACAAGAAGAAAAAAATACACTCAGAACTATACCATACCAAAAATTTAAACTAAATATCTAAAAAGGGTAAGATTGTGGTACTAGACCCAAGAGAAACTGCAAGGTTAAGAGGTAATCCTGCCGCAAATGCGGGAAATGCTGCTGCAACTTCGCAGAATGGAACTCCAAATAGTACAGCCCTCACTGGTGGACCTCAACCTCCACTTAGATACCCAATCGGTAGTTTAGATAAATTTACCGATTATATGCTCTTTGAAGAGTTAAAATATAAATCAATATATAACAACAGTGTAAATGCTCTAATTGGTGACGGTAAAGATGTTCCTACAGGAGATAATTCTCCCGAAGCTAAAATTGCAAGCAAGGTTACCCTTAGAGTAAATGAAGCATCAAGTGCATATGTAAATGCACAGGCTATAAATTCAGTCATTCTTCCAATTCCAGGTAACATCTCCGATACTAATGCTGTTACTTACGGGGAAGATAATTTGAACTCTTTGGCAGCAATGGCTGTTGGTGCTGTTGCCAGTGGAGTTCAACACGATAGTGCTATTGGCGGAATTGGTCAAATCCTGAATCAAGTATTAGGCACTGCTGGGGCTCTCGTATCTGATGCAGGAATGAAGAACGCATCTTCATTGTTCTTTGGATCAATGGCAGCAAACGTGTTTGGTGCTAATACATCGTTTGAGAGTTTGCTTTCTAGAGCAACTGGTCAGATTATCAACCCCAATCTAGAACTTTTATTCACTGGTGTTGCTCTTCGTTCATTTACATTTGATTTCAACTTTGTCCCTAGAAGTAAAGAAGAGGGCGAAAGAGTAAAGCAAATTATCAGAGTTTTTAAACAGGCAATGTCTGCGAAGAGAGCAGCTGCTGGTAATGGATTGTTTATATCAGCGCCCAACGTATTCAGATTGACATATAAGAGTGGCAATAAAGAGCATCCATTCTTAAATAGATTTAAGATCATGGCTCTGGAGAACATGGCAGTAAACTATACTGCATCTGGTCAATATGCAACATATGATAATGGAACTCCAGTCCACATGCAAATGCAGTTAGCATTCAAGGAACTGAATCCAGTTTACGCAGAAGATCACAACGATGTACTTGGAGTAGGATACTGATGGGATTTTATTTTAGAGAGGTTCCTAATCTCGATTACATTTCTCCATTTAGAGATAGACCATCCTCACAGACCTACGTTCAAACCAAGAATCTCTTCCGCAGAGTAAAGATTAGAGATGATCTCAAAGGAGTCTTTACTCTGTATAACGAGTACTTCATTGAAGGTGATGATCGTCCAGATATTGTCGCTGAAAAAGTGTATGGAGATTCATCATTAGACTGGGTAATTCTAATCACAAACAATATCATCAATATCAGAAATGATTGGCCTCTGTCTGACAGAGATCTAAGAACTTTCTGTACTGATAAGTATGGAAATGCCCTTCTCGAAAATCGTTATTATGTGACTACAAAAGTAACTGATTCTAGAGGAAGATTAATTCTTCCTGCTGGATTGACTGTCGATTCAAACTTCACGATCCCTGATCCAGATGAAGCAACTCAGACTATTAATCCTGTTGTTGGAATCACAAATCTAGAATATGAGACTAACAAAAATGATGACAAGAGGGGTATCTTTATCATGAGATCGGAATACCTATCTCAATTCTTGGAAGATACCAAGCAAGAAATGTTCTACACAAGATCTAGTCAGTATGTAAGCAATAATGTGAAGAGAGGGGATAACATTCGTACATCATCTCCCTAATCTAAATAAGAACAGATCACGGTGTTTTCAATCATGGCCAGAACAAGGAAAAATTACGCAGGTTCTGAAGCAGAAGTTGCAATTACTCCCCTTGAGTTTAGTAAGGGTGGATGCTCGAACTGCAATTGTGCAGAATTAGAAAAAAGAATCGAGGCTCTTGAGAGTGCTTTAGCACATATCAAGAAAACCTCGATCTGGAATAGTAAGTGGGATTAAGTTATCATTTCCCGAGTACATGGTAGGGTGGTAGTAAGACTATCACCCTATTTTTTTACCACTCGGCGGTCTATTCTTCGGCCAAACGCTGGAAGTATGACAGCGTATCATCTTCTTCTTCGTCTCGCGAAGAGGAAGAGAGAGCATTCAGTTCAGAGCGAAGATCGTCATCTAGGTCGCGAGCCGGACCTCGATAATCATCTTCATCTTCAACTTCTTCGGCAACAGGTGCGGGACGGGAGTTACCTTTACCAAGGACTAACTCAAGACGGGTCTTAAGTTCATCATAGGTCTTGAACTGAGAGGGTGCAAGGAACTCTGCAAGAGAGTATTGCTTCTTCCAAATTGCTTCCATCTCCTCATCTTCATCAAGAAGAGGACCCTGAATAGCAAACTCACTGGAGTCATAATTCCAATAACCAGCAACTCGCTTAATCTTCAGTTTGAAGTTAGCGCCTTGCCAGAAATCAAAGGGGTTGATGGGAGTCTCGTCTTCAAACTCAGGTTGCATTGCAGCCATGATTTTGTCAAAGATCTTCTTACCATACTTGTAGAGGAAGACCTTACCCTCGTTCTGCGGGTTGGCAGGATCTTTCACAACATAGATGTTGGAAACGTAAGACAGTTTACGCTTCTGCTTACGCGCCTGCTCCTTGCCAACGTCGGTGCCGTTATTCCAGAGCATAGAATTATGCTCAGAGACAGGATCTTTCTGACCAAGAGTGGTCAGAGAGTTCTCGATGTACCAACCGCCAGGACCTTGAAAGGCATGGGAGTAGACTTTGGCGAAAGGCATATCTTCGCCATCAGGAGGAGGAAGGAATCGAATAACAGCATAACCGTTGCCGGCTTTGTCTACTTCAGGTTTCCAGAGGCGTTCGTCGCCAGAACCAGCAGACTTATTCATCTTCTCGACTTGCGTGACCAGTTTCTGAGTCAGCGAACCGAGTTTGGATTGTTTCTTTAGATTAGCAAAAGACATTGGATAGTTGGATGAATTGGGTTGATTGAAGACTTCTTTATCATACCAGAGGTATGAAAGGATGTCAAGCCTGTTGCTGCGCTTCCATCATTTGCTGCTGAATATATTCTGGAACCATGCTGTACCAGCCAGTAGCAATGATCTTGGAATTCTCTTGGGAAATCTGTCCCTTGTGAGCATAAGTGAAACTAGTTGGGAATAATACCAGTGTTCCTTTTTCTGCTTTGGTAACTACATCAAAGTAAGGAAACTCCGTACCACCGTCAGGACAATCGTTCAGATAAATCATCCAAACAATCATTCTAGTCGCCAAAACTTCATTGATAGATTCATAATGAAGTTGGAAGAATCCTTCTTTAGGTTTATATGACTGAAGAATGGCCATCGGTTCCATTCTCCACATCTGACCAGTCTCTAGGATGGGGTACTCTTTAACGTACTCCTCGATTCCATCCGTAAGACACTTATCAATTTGACTGACAACAAACTTTTGGTCTTTCTGTTTGCTCTGACCATTGATAATAATATCTGTTGACTTTTTAATCTTCGTATCAATGGTTGACATGCCACACATGCCAGGCATCTGCATCTTTTTATTTTGTTGAAAGAACGTAACTAGATTGTCAACGTTTTGCTCACTGATTGCATTCTTTTTAACAAAGATCCCAGGAGCGGGAATTTCATAAGTCATTTTTTAAATGGGGGGCTTTCCAGAATGTTTCTAATTGATCTAATCATACCATCAAACATTTCCATTACAGAGACCTGATCAGAAAATCCCATTAATAGTGCGGACTGTTCGATGTCCTTTTTCATTTTCTGTGCATCCTCATCATCGCTGAGACAGATGCGTGTGTAAAGAATCCTTTGCTTCTCCACCAAGTTAACTAAATCTTCAAGATGAGAGCGTTGCTCTTTAATTGGCAAAGTTGGAAAGGTAAAAAGATCGCCATGAATGGCCGATTGAAGTCTATCAATCTCCTTTAGTTCTTCTTGAACGATCTCCGAATCAAAAAAGTCTGACATCTCACTTTTTTCCAATATTTAGTTACAATGGTAGTCGAGCTCTAGTAGTCTTTTTCATGAAGTTTAGTTCGATTGCATCTCGTTTCAACTTCTCTTTGAGAGGTTTTGAGATGAGTTTAGGAATCGTGTCGATCTCGATATTGTTTATCTCACAGTACAGCACGATAGCATCAATATAATTGCCACCATTCTCTTTCACAATCTTTTCGATTGCAACTGCAAACTTCTCTGGAGTTAGAAATTTTTTGGCGATCTCCGCCTGTAATTCATTATCCATAGTTGGAAAGATTATGTTCAACAAAGTTTCTGATGTATCGAGATAGCATTCCAATGTATTTTTTCTTGTCATATTCCTCATAAACAACGCATTCACCGTCCTCGCAAGCCATCAGAATGACGAACTTCTTAACGGGCATATTAGTCAATTCGTAAAACATGCAGGCATAGGCTGCACACTGAACGAAATAATGATCAATCCACTCTCTCTTTTTGGGTTTAGATGATGTCTTGAAATCGATTACAGCAAGTTCACCATCAAACTCTGCAATACAGTCAACAGTTCCAGCAATACCAAGAACGTCACTGTAAAGACCAGACTCTAGACAGTAGATATTATCAATTCTATCTAGAGTTGGTTTGGAGATCTTGAATAATAACTCTGAAATTGGTTGCACCGAAGGTAGATCTTCGTTCTTCAGATAATGCTCAGTGAGAGTGTGCATATCTGTACCGCGACTTGTGGCCTTTGCGGTAATCTTATTCGCTTCTTCTTCACCCACTTTATTACGCCAAGAAGCGAATTTAGGTGCAGTAATGAAAGAGGTAATCGTAGTAATAGAGATGAATAGTTTCTCTATATTATTGATTTTGTAAAATCTTTTACCTTCAATCGTTGTTCGCGAAATATCAGGAAGATCAATATCGTGGTGCTTAAACATCAAAAACCAAGAGCAATTTTATGTACTAGGTACTCTTTAACGAGCCCAGATCTCACAATGTCCTCAACACCAAATTCAATAAGATCAAAAGATTCCATTTGCTGAATGATGCGAACGAAATCTAGGATTCCATTCTTTTCATGGGTTTTAATAAGATCAGATTGGCGAGCATCACCACAGAACATAATCTTGGCGTTCTCACCTACACGAGTAATTATACTATCAAGTTCGTGAAAATTCAAGTTCTGACATTCATCAACGATGATAATCGCATCGTCAATAGTAGTTCCACGGATAAAAGAAGTAGACCAAAAGCTAATAGTCTCTTGTTGCTTAAGATTACCATACAACATTTCAAAATCAGAGTCCGAAGGCATCTCGAACATGTACTTCACCATGTTCTTATAAGGAATCTGGTATAAAGAAGACTTGTCTTCGTGGTCCCCAGGAAGGAAACCAATCTCTCTAGTAGAAACAAGAGAGCGAACAATGTAGATCTTATTGTATGGTGTATCCTCGCTCAATACCTCTCTGAGTGCATTAAACAGGACGACAAATGTCTTTCCTGTTCCTGCGGCTCCATATGCAAAAAGGTTTTTACCCTTCTTATAAGAATCAAACAGTTTGATTTGATTCTCTGTTAATGGATTAATATCCGTAAGCAAATCCGCATTAAGAGGTTTCTTTCTTTTTTGCGATTTGATAGTGAGACCTACACCAACATTGTTGGCCGATGACTTTCTTCTTGGCATAAAAATCAGATCTTTTTGACTCGTGATCCTGGTGCAGCCGATGCCTTTGCGAGGACATCATTCCACCCAGGGTTTTTAGCGACAAGTTTGTCTCGCCACTCTCCAACTTCACCCGGTGATGGGCAAGTAGATGGATCAGACCAGTCTCTCGTCCAGTCTGGATTATCCGTTTTCCACTGTTCCCAGTCGTGTACACTCAGTACAACTTCTTTCTGTTCTCCAGTTTTTGTATTTACTACAGGATATGTAGCCATCAATTCCACTCCAAAGCTTTGGCACAAGTTGGAAACTGCTCCACAAAGATTTCTTTGCACATGTTAGCAATATCCATATGTTCTTTCTGAGTTCCGTTAGCAGATCTCAGAGAGATATAATGTATCCATGACCTGCATGAACCGGTCATATAAATTCTGGTTGGTGTTGCCAGAGGAAGCACCATTCTAGCACATTCTTTTGCAACTCCATGAGCAAGAAGTTGTTTGTAAAGACTCATGCTCTGATCAAAGAGTTCCTGAATCTTACCTTGAAGACCAAGTTTTTCATATTCGCCAATATCGTCAATAGAGTTCTGACGATTCTTGGTATCTTGCCTACGAAGATCAGGAACAGGAATATAGTTCGATAGCATCGAACTATCCGCATATCTTTGCGAAAACTCTTGATATGTGAACGAACGGTGCCGGAGAATTTGAGCCGCGATTGCCCTAGATGTTTCAATCTCTAGGGTCATATGTGCTTGCTCGAAAACACTCCAATGATTATGCTTGATGCAGTATGCGAGAAGTTTAGAATAATCAGGATTCTCCTGGTTCGCTGGATTTGATACTCTCGCAACATACCCCATCGTCTGCTCCGCATCCGGGGTTACACTGACCAGTTTCACATTCTCTAACACACTTCTCTCCCTCATTACGTTTAATTGATCTTCTCACCATTTTAGCATATAACACCTCTTCTTGGGTATACCAGTCTGGGTGTTTCTTAAACCGTTTGATCAGTTTTTTAGCCGCCTTTTTATTGGAAAGATCTTTCATGTACCCCCCCCCGCGTCCAAAAATATTTAGGATAGAAAAAGAGGGGTGTTTAACCCCTCTCAATCATTTTTCTAGCAATAAAACTTCAGCATAAATCAGAAGAATGAATGCTGTTGAAAAAGCACAAACTGATGCAACAACCGCAATCATTTTACTAATGTACGAGTGACTTTAACGCCACGATACATAAGGGAAAAGTTTTCCTGCTCACGAACACGTTTTGCTTCGGCAAGAACCTCAGCATTGTGATGTTCGGTATCGTACTCATGACCACGATAAACGACTTTAGACATTGGATTACTCCTAAAGAAATGAGATGGTTAAATCCCGTTCCTTCAGTCGGCTTTTGCGTCTGTGAAACAACCTTTCTTTGTAACTTGCTTAACTTCCCACACGAGATCATTTTTTTGATGATCTATAATTAAAGTACTGGCGTTGACTCTACTAATTAGTAGTTGTGCCTGTAAGCAGGTTAAGAAAATCTGTTCCATAGATGAACGATCCGTTCCGAGTCGGCTTACTTGCGTTCGCTGTTCGAAAATAGCGAATGAACGACAAGACTATTATAGTCTACTAACAGTATATAGTCAAGTAGTTTTGTAACTTGAGTTACAAATTTAAGGGTTGTAACTGACTTTCAGGGAGAACCAACGGTTCAACAGTATCTTCTGGAATCTCGGGGTACATTGAGTCAAGATATTCCTTAGGAGCAGAAGGTACAATATTGGTAGTGGGAAGTGCTTTTGGCATTTCAACATCAATAACCTGACCAGCTAAGAATTGGTTTCTAGTAATCGTTCTATTTTGTGGATCAAAAGCGACCATGGCAAGAGCATCTTGCTCAATACCACAGTCGCAAATCTTTCTACCAGTCTTTGTTTCAATTACGGAGAAGTAATCTTCAGTCTTATACTTTTTCATAACAAAATTCAGAGTTTACTTTTTCTTTTTGTTGCCCCAGTTAGCAGCACCAACCTTACGGCACTTTACTAGAGCACCAGAGGCATAGGCAGAAGGCCAAACATCATATTTTGACTTTACCTTCTTATAGCAGGCATCCTTTTCACCCGCTGCTTCATCTACTTTCTTTACAGTTTTTAGACCTGCTGCTTTTCTTTCCGCATAGTCTGTATCAGAGGTTGGTTTACCGCTCGAATCAACCTTTGTCATCCCTTTCTTTTTCATAAAATCATGGGTGCTTTTGCTAACGGGCGCATCATCAACCTGAACGGTGTCCTTACCGTCATCGGTTCGAGTTTTACCCATCACGACACCACCCATCTTATGCACAATGGTGGACTCTCCCATAGGTTTTACATAGTTGTTATTAGGACCAGGCTTTGCGGCAGATCCACCCATAGGTCTACGCTTTACCTTCTTAGTCTCTTCCTTTTCATCTTCTTCGTGCTCGCATCCACACTCTTCGTACTGATATTCTTCTGGGAAGGGATTGCCTGTAGTATGACCTCTCTTTTTAGAAGCTTTGTCATGAAGTGCAATACTGCTCATCTGACTATTAGCATAGTCTTTACCAGCAGATGCTGATCTCTTAGTTGTACTCAGTTTAGGTCCTTTCTTCTTCGCACCAATTCCTGACTTTACATGCTTCTCTTGCGCCTCTCTTTCTGTACGACGCTCTCTAGCAAATTCTCTGCGGTATTCGCGATCCATCGCTTCTACCACAAACGATTTAAATGATTTCATTTCTTTTTACCTTCAGTAGAAACGTTGATTGCTTTACCTTTTCTGTTTGGATTGGGATCTTTTCTTTGCTTTCTATTGAAAGCTACTTCTTCCTCATCTCGATCAAGATTGCGCTTCATTTTACTTGAACCGCACTTGGGTTTTGATTTTTGTCCAGGTTGTTTGGCGCATGGTTTCCCTGCATAGGGGCCACCAATTTGAACCCAACCAGGGGTGCCATCAGAAGAGCGACTCTTGCTAAACCAGTCACGCAGAGAAGAATCACCACTCTTGTTCGCTTCAATTATAAATTCCCCAAATTTTTTCATGATCCAGATTTCTTACGTTTAGCAAAATCCATATAGGATTCTCCTGGTTTCAATCTATTACTATAATCAGGTTTCTTTTTTTGAGACGCTGCTCTATCTTCACGAGCACGTTGGTTAGCACCAGGACCACCTAGTTTGCGATCCTGCTCAGGATCGGGGTGCCACATATCAGCACGTTCCTTGACACAATTATTGACAAGACGGCCACCTTTCATTTTGGTGCCCACTTTCTTATATCCTTTCCAGCAGGATTTTGCTTCTTCGTCAAATTGTTTAAAAGATTTCATACTGGTGCTGCAGTACCGGTTTATTTATTAAATTGAAATAATCCTTTCATTCGAAAAATATGTTTCCGCTGATAGAGATACGTTCATCGTCTGAAGTGTAAAAAGGATAAACGCAATGAAGTGTATGTGATGGAAATATCAACATATAACTTTCGCAATCTGGATTCATTTTAAATGTCTCCATTCTAAGATCATTGCTCAACAGCATAAAGTTTCCCACTGTTCCTTGAGAATTTGATCCTTTTACCCAATTACATTCTTTTTCTTCTTCCCATTTATAAGGTATCTTCATCCAAATTACAAACGAAAACATTCCACCATGATCATGTAGTGGATTATATTCATATTTTCGTTGAAAGTTTACCCAAAACTTTCCCAATACAGGATTTGAAGGTATGCGTTTACCTTGAGGAATAAGTGTACGATAGTGACGAAGAGACCATTCATCAAAAATTGGACGATGAGGGCTGTTATACAGTGGCGAAAAAATTCTATCAATAATTGTATTTTCTGGATCTCTCAATACAAGAGATTTACTTATACATCCAGCTAATTCTGACCTAAAGTCAGTATTTTCATTTTTTGCTACTTCTATTTGTTTCCACAAATATTCCATTATGGAATCTGGTAACTTAAAATGAAAATACCAATCATCATTTGATAATCCGCGAAATGTTATTGGAGTTTCGCTCATAATTTATCTGCACAGTCACGATAGAAAATTCCATCAACATAGCAGGACTTTCCAGGTTCATAAAATTTGATAACTGGAGCTGGTTCATGTACAACACAGTAATCACCTTGACCAGTTGTCACACCCTCTGTACACATTGATACAAGAATTGGTGCTAATAACCTCAGGGTATACACTTACAGAGCCTCCCAAAATTCATCCCACTGCTGTTTGCACTTTTTAGATGTATCATCCCTATCACAGGAATCAAACGGTTCATCATTACCCACACCAAGTTCAATGTCACGATGACCTTTTAGGAGATACAGGAGACCAACGCTTTTATCCAACTCTTTCCTGTGATGCTTAACATTATCACTTACAGCCGTTACGATTGTCTCATAGACTTCTTTAGGAGTAATATCATCACAACTGAGGGCATCTAAAACCCAATTTTCAAGATGTTCCAGAGTATATTTCTTGTAACAAAAATCACTCAGTACTGGACGGCCTTCAGTGGTCATTGAGATACTCCTTGATTGCTTCTTCCATTATAAGAGTAACCTGTTCCGTTGTCAACCCATTCAACCAAGACCATTTTGGGTCTTGTGGATCCCAGTCCATCTCGAATGATCCATCTTCGTTTTGTGTAATTTTTAAACTGTCTTCCATTTTAATTCAAGTTTTTTGTCGAAGATCATAACGTATCTATGCTTTCTAGAACGATCACGCCACTCACCATCTACCCCCTTGGTTTTACCTCTTGAATGTTTGGTTCCATCGGCATAGTAGAAATCTTTTTTAGTGTCTGAAAGGCCGCAATATTTAAAGTTACAAGCGCGATAAATTGTGCCGCCATGAAAAGAACTATCAGCGTAAGATATGATGGCTCTGACCCGTGTATCTTTTCTGAGTTGTCTGATGCATCTCGATACAAACCACGATGTAATGTTGTATTCATCTTGCTGCGTGTCAGGGTGAATGCAAAGTCGTGAAAGTTCAAATAAACCTTCCTGCTCTTGTCGTTGTAGTCCAAATGCTCCTACTGCGATTTCTGGAACAGGGAGTCCCGTGAATATGCAAGTGCCAAGACACCCACCTACTCTAAGAGGACAATCCCAATCAGTATCCTTAAAAAGTCCATAATTGAACCCAGACTTAAAGTCCTTAGAAAAGTCCTTCAAATAGTGATACTGTAGAAGCAGACCCTTTGCTTCCTCTTTGGAGATTCGGTCAATGGAGTAATCTGCTTTCATACATCATATTATACCACATCATTTGAATTTGACATTGAACGAAAAACTCACTCTGATACCATCTGTCTCATTTGTCATGACACCGTGCTGCAACCAGCCTGGGAACAGTATCACCTTACCTACTGCAGGTTGATGCGTCCAGGTCATTGAAGGCAGATGCTGAAAGATCTTTGCCGTTCTTAAGTGTGGATTTGGTGAAGTAAAAAATATATTTCCATCATTTCCATTTGTCTGGAAATATATCACCCCAGAAATGTCCGAATCTCCATGATCATGGATTTGAGCGTATTGTCCTTTTTGATATAGGGCCAACCATGAGGTCAAATCATACTCTTTTGGTTCATATTGAATATGCTTACAATATTCGCGAATATGAACATCTAGTTCTTCTTTAAGTTTTGGCAAATCATACCTTTCAAACAAATCTTCCTTAAAAGACGGATCTGATAAAAGATGGGTTCCAGCCAATAATTTGCGTCCTGGCATAAAATCAACATTCGGCAAAACTTCCGACATTTCTGTTTTTATGCTTTCAAACTCATTTAAAACAGAAACATATAGTGGAGTTGAAAATAACTCTTCAATCATAACATCGACCCTACAGACGAAAAAATAGCCCGAATTTTTTTTCGGGCTTTTTGTGAATATTATTTTGATTTTGATTTTGAGGTCTTTGGTTGATACCTCCAAGACTTTGGATTGACTCCTCCGTTACCAAAGTCCCAACCAACAAAATCTTCTCTAAACTTATCCCAATACAGGTCAAAGAGTTTTACATTCTTGGATGGTTTAGTCAAATCATAATGCATTTCACCATTAATTTTGTACTTAATGATTTTTGCATCTCTAGGAGCATCCTTAGTATTGACTTGCTCCCATGTGCCATCTGCAACGATGATCTCGCAACCATATGTAGCAAGAGCATCGCCAATCTCAGATTTTGTCCAAGCAGTCACTTCAGACCCTCCCACCCCATTTAATATCCGGGTAGGCTTCGGAAACAATCTCTCTGTCAATTTTATACTCGCTCTGTAAGTTTTTATCTTTGACAAGATTAAGAACTTTGGCCTCATCACGATGAATTGACTCAAGCAATTCAATGTAGAGTGCTTCTCTACGAGTTCTATTCAGATCATAATTTCCGCCAACAACAAAGTTGTAAAGTCTCTTTGTATGTTGATTGAGTCTGCTAACACCATCGACAGGGTGAGTCTCTTCATTTTGTTTAAAGGGCACATCACCTTCAGGAATAGCAGACTGAACGGATTCATCAAAGTTCCAAATGAGGAGAGAAACCAGACAAGGGTTCCTATACTCTTTCAGAACTTCAACTTTTTTTGCCTTTGTTCTTTGTTTTGAAACAAGTTCAAGAATTTCACTCTGTAAAGGGTTTGGCGGTAATTTTGTAGGTTCCGCTTTCTTTACAGAAACTGTTTTAGTAGCCATGATTAGAAATTAATCCTCCTCTTCATCATCATCGTCTTCAGTCTCAAATCTGACAGCAATTAACTCATCTGGTAGAAGTCTTCCATACTGATCAAACATCTCGGGGTGCATTTCAGATTGAACTTCGTATGCTGTGGAATCTACATGGGATTTCCACACCCATCCAATCAGAACCCCCATCAATAACCCTCCGATTACCATGAAAGTAGTCATTACTACAACTACTGCTGTTAACATCGGACAACCTCCTATCTCTTTTTGTATTTCCTTTGGTAGGAAATGTAAATTCGGATCTCTCTTCCGAAGATAATAAACGTTCGATCTACTATGATGCGAGGCTTTCTTCTCCCGGATAGTATTGCATCAACACCTTTATTTATTGACATGAAATCAACATAGTTGCTTCGCCTTGATATAATCAATGGCTTCTTTAGCACCTCCGATTAACTCTCCATCAATGATGACTCTAGGAAAAGTTGCATCAGGGCCAAACTCACTTTTAAATTGAGATCTATCAAAGTGCTCACCAAGAGTATACACCACATGATCAATGTTTGTCAAGTCCATGACTTCCTTGATCAATTTGCAATGTTTGCAATCCTCTTTTGAGTAAATGATAGCGTTCATGTTTTCATACATCGGTACTTTTATATAGATTAATGAAGACCTGTCATAGTTGCAGGATCATCTAAGAGAATGTGTGGTCTCCAAGGATTAGCAATCATTGTTTCTTCGGTTACAATGTCACTTGCAACACTTACTCTAAGATTATGATTTGTTTTATTAGTTAGGTGAGAAACCCAACTAGGCCACATAACAATGCCACCAGAAATTGTTCTAAATTCCTTTGCCTCAGACTCATCATAAGGATTCATTAGATATAGACTAGTATCAGATGATTGAGGATAATATGTACATGCTAGATAAGAATTTGGACCAGACACATGACAATGTTTATTTACAAACTGTCCAGATCTAAGACAGTTGGCCCAAGTATGAATATAAACCTTGCGACGTTCGTATCCAAGATCATAAATGAATCTCAGATAATGTTCACGAATTATGGCAAATAATTCTTCCTGAACATTGTCTTTAGGAAATCTTTCTAGATGATTTCCATCCAATCTATCACCACTATCATCTAAAAGGTTATGTTGTTTCCAATGCTGAGTGAATGCGTATGGATCATCAGTGTTTTTAACAACATCAGTTACTAACTCTTCACTTTCAAGCATTTTTTCACACTTTAAGCAATACTCAATGAGTCTCTTCTTAAAATCTTCGCTGCCATGCTTTGCATTGTATGTTTGCACAAGAAAATCTGGTGCAAAAGGAGTTCTAGGTTTTTCAGGTTTCCATAGTTCAGTATTACTCATAGTTCATACCCCAAATATGCAGCTCCAATTGGAATACCAGAGTCGTCACTAACTGGTTCAACATACAAGTCAGTTCCTTCTGGAAGGTGTTTCAAATATTCATAGTTGGCTACACAATTTAATGCACAACCACCAGACAATACAACGTTTTTACAACCAGTTTTGATGATGGCACTCTTGAGAAGATGGGTCATATAAATCTCAAAATCTAACTGCAACCTCCAGGCAAGATTAGCGAGGGGTTGAAACTTTGGATGTTCTGGAGTCATATCTTCAACTTTACCCTCAAATTTCACATATTCATATGGTATAAACTTTGAACCGTGTTGAACTCTATGAAATAGTGATTGATCAATTACACCAGGGTTGATGAGAAAAGATTTTATGTTTGGATCATGTTTACCATAGGCAGACAACCCCATAAGAATTCCAGATCCAAGTTCACCAAATCCAAGATAAACTGACATAGCTGAGTAAACCATTCCAATTCCGATCTCGGAATTTTGATTGATCCAATCACATTTTGGATATGGACGATCACAATCAACAAAAGTTGGTGTAACATTTTTCCAGATACATTTGAAGTCCCCATTCTTTACATGATATAGACTCTCAACTTCATGACAGGATGGTTCATCATCATCATATTTTAATGGATTGCCCATTCCGTCAGCAACTACAACAACTGCATCATCAAATCCAGAATTATAATAACCAGCAGCAGCATGAAAAATATGATGCTCTGTAGTTATGATTCGACTGATATGATCGTTTTGTTTTGCATGAAGTTTCTTATACCACTTTGCTACCTTATAATCAAATTCAACAGCCCATTCACGAATGTATGTTGGTTCCCAAGGTTTGTGCAGCAATCCAGTGATAACCCATTTATCAATTTTGGTATCCTTTTCCAAATAATTTAGAACAAAAGTAGGATCAATATCATGTTTGAATCTACTTGCTCTCTCTTCTGAAAGGAACCAGTCAATCTTACCGTCTGTTACCTGACATATACCAGCATCATGAGTAAGATTGACTCCCAATACAGTTCTACTCTCTGTCATTTGACATAATCGTTACTAACTTACCAAGATCTGCAAGATACAGATAATTGATACCAGAGTTCCTAAGAGTCCACAGAGCATCCTCTACAGTCTCTACAAGAGGCTCACCACCAAGGTTGAAAGAAGTATTGAATAGAATTGGTACACCAGTCCGTGCATAGAAAGTCTTAATCAGATTGAAGTAATTTGGATTCTGTTCCTCAGTCACAGTCTGAATTCGACAAGTCTTATCAACGTGCATGATGCTGGGAATCTGTTCGGCCTTCTCTTCAGAAGCAGAATTGACAGCATACATCATGAAGGGAGTGTCATCCATACCACGAAGATCAAACCATTCATGAACATGATCGGCAAGAATCGTACCAGCAAAAGGACGGAACCATTCACGCTTCTTGATACGGTTCACTTTATCCTTACCATCTTTGACAGTAGGATCAAAGAGAAGACTCCTGTTACCGAGAGCACGAGGACCAGCCTCAGAACGACCTTGATACAGAGCGACAATATTCTCTTCCTGAATGAGATCGATAATCTCATCGGGAGTTACGTCACGGATTTCTTCACCTTCATTAAGTTCAATATTTTTATAAGAAGGTTCGGGGCCCAGGTATAGGGTTTCACTCTTTCTAATAGTCATATCCTTTTCATGTTCATGCCAAACGTATTTTGCTGCGCCAACACAAGTGCCGCCGTCGTGAGCAATAGCCTCACAATAAAGATTAACACCTTCGGGAAGGTGGTCGCGATACTTATAGTTTGCAACACAATTCAAACCATAACCACCAGCAATAACAATATTCTTTTCTCCAGTGATCTCTATCGCCTTATGAATTAAGCGAACCATTTCGTCAGAAGTTGCTTCTTGAACAGCATACGCAAAATCTTTTTGCACATCCAAACTATCTGTATCCAGATAAGAGAAGAGAGTTTTATCAACGTATGCACCGTTAGGATAATTAGGAACGAAAAGATTTCTATTACTAAATCTACGCCCTTCAGGGCCCAAGAAGATTGGTGGGATTTCCGAATTTGGTTTTCCATAAGGTGCCATTCCCATTGCTTTACCTGCTTCAATAAAACCAAAACCAAGATAATCGGTCATGGCCTCATAAGTCTTTGTAATACCAGGGTGATCAGTAAAGATCACATCATGCAGACCTTCATCTTCACTACGTCCACGATGAGCGTGAGGAACTTGGATCTTTTCATAGGTAGTCACAGGTCCACGAACACCAATGTGTTTGTACTTGGTGATAAAGTTAGAAGGATAAGATGCTTGGAAAATAGTTTCCAATTCCCAACCAATATTATCTTCGCCAAGAGGAACAAAAGTTCCAGCACCATCAACAATCAGACAGGCTGCGGAATCAAATCCAGAGTTATAAAAGGCACAAGCAGCGTGCATTTCGTGGTGAATCATACCAACGTCTACAACTTGAGGATGATCTCTGCTAGGTCCATACCTATCAATCAATCCAACCTTTCTAGCAAGAGCAGTAATATAATCATCACCAGACCAATCAACTTTTCCTGCCTTAGAAAGCGCATCAGTGTGTGCTACAACAAGGCAGTCAAGTTTATCAGTATACTCTTTCATCTTCAGCAGTCCAGCCATAGGACCACCATCATACTTTCTCCTAGTAAGTCTTTCTTCCTCAAGATAGAATACTAATTCACCATCCTTAAGCAAACAAGCGGAACCATTGTGACCGCGAGTTACAGCACCAATCCAAACGCTCATTTAGTCTTTTCCTCAATGTCTTTGATAATGTTTTCGATAATTTCCTCAGTTTCCTGTTCATCAAACATCATACAACCAGAGTTGTAGAAGGATGCTTCGTAAGATCCAAACCCACTCAAACGGAAAGTATCAAACTGAGGTACAAAGTCTTTCTTTGTGATTGTGTTGAAGTAGTGTGGGTAAGAAATATTCACGGGGAAAGTACTTCCAATAATCACACTACCAGGAGTGTTGAATGCATATGCAGCATGTTGTCCCAAGCTGTCGCAACCAATGAAATAGTCGCATTGAGAGATGGCACCAAACCAATGGCGAATCTCTACATCCTTTGGACAGATCGATAATGCATCATTCGGAGGTTTAAATTCCGACATGCACACCACATTATACTCTGTTCTGAGTTGTTTGACAAGTTCTAAGTAAAAATCAAAATGAAAACTTCTACCAGTCTTGTCGATCACCGTCTCAAGGTCTTCTTCCTTGCTGGCTCCTCTACCAAAAGGTTGAATGATTATAGTTTTTTCGTTACCGTGTTCTTTTTCGGCAGCATTAATAATTGCTTTACCAAAAGCAAGTTCTTCTTCATTCAAAAAAATGTTTGGACGATAGTCTTCTGGATTATCAGAGTACTTTCCATTCCAATGTTTGTCAAACGCCTGACCAATACTGATCTTCTGATTGTAATATTCCCAATCAGTATATGGTTCTGCTTCGATCCATTCTCTATCTTTGATTACATCATTGAAGATGTTCTTCATCTCCGAATGATATGACTTTGGTTGGAGGATTTTATTACCCCAAACAAAATCGAGACTAGAGTTTGTCATAACTCTATTCTCAGGATGTGCTTGAATGAATCTTTCCAGCGGACGGATTGCGCTTAACATTCGGCCAAGACCGCCATTAGTAAAGGCAATCTTTCCGCGAGGGGAAGATTTCTTAGATGCTGTCATTATCGATAACGATGATAAAGAATAATATCTGTACTATGTAGTCCTATTCTAACACCCTTCTGAGGTATGCACAAGTCCATCCTCAGGGTTTAAATATTCGGCTACGGTAATGTAGTTGTGACCAGGGAAGTCCTCTTTTGCACAGGTAAAGTTCTGATACTTTCCTTTCAAATGATCGGGGAATGGAATGTATCTGATCTCTCCACCACAATTTTCTACAACCTTTTCGGCAACGTACTGAAAAGATACTGGTTTAGATGTACCTACATCGTAGATGCCAGAAGGAACATCCTCGTAGAGAACAATGTCAACACAATCACCAACCCAAATAAAGTCTCTGAGAAACTCATCAGACCCTTCAAACAGTTCAATGTATCCTCGTTCTTCAATCTGTTTGATAAACTTACTTACAGGGCTGGACTGATTGTCAAGAATTTTCTTGTCCTCACCAGTTCCATACACATTAAAGAATCGGTATCCCTGAATTTCTTTAAATTTATCTAGGTTGTCCATGACATAGTAGTCAATGGTCAACTTACTCAGAGCGTAATAGTTCAAAGGATTGTATGAATCATGACCATTCAGACCATACACAGAGGCTGATGATGCATACTTGACTGGGATTTGATATTCGATTGCCTTCTCAAACAAACGAAGAGTAAAATCAATATTATAAACGTAGTAGTCTCTTAGATCTTTACCCACGGTGCTAGAGTTTGCACCCATGTGGATGATCTGAGTCACCTTATCCCACAGATCAAATTTATGAAAAAAAGTAGTTACCTCATGTTTCTCAACGCACACTACTTCCTTATGTTGTGCTCTCAGAGAACTTAAAAAATGAGATCCGATAAAACCTTCATACCCAGTCAGTATAATCATAACATTACCGCAGCACCCTGTATATATTCTACCACATAAATAGCTAAAATTGTGAGCTCTGTCAGAGGAATCAGCGTGGCATCGAGAATTGGAAAGTTAAATTCGCTCAAGACCACACGAAATCTGGGTGTTAACACCAACGCCATTCTCTACACATCAGATGGCAATCTTACAGGTGTAAACATCGATATCGTGAACCAGGGCTCCGATCCTGCAAACGTAACGGTTGGCGTCGGTACAATCTTTGTAGAAAGAAGTGGTGGTGTAGGTGTAAGAACAGAACTACTTGTTGGAGAATCTGATAAACTTCTGACTGGTGTCAGGATTGATGCTCTTGAGTCATTAAGAATTTCCAACGTTGGTGTCCGTAGTGGTGATAGTGTATTCGTATCTTGCACCAAACCAGACGTAAGTTTCCTGGCAACTGGTGCTGTAGAATATAGAGAGGCTATTGCAACACTCTTTGGTAAGGGCGAAGCAATTAAAACTGGCATCACAACCCAGAACATCAATAGAAACCTGCCAATCTTAACGGCAAGTAACCCAACCAAGACGACTCTTTACGTTTCTAACGCAAACCAATCAAAGGATGCTCGCATCACGATTGGTATTTCTTCTGGAACCGTAGAAGAACTCCTTGATTCCGATTATATCACATACGCTAAGGGTATTGCATCAAACGAAGCAGAAATTTTTGATGATATTTTCCTTCGTTCTGGTCAGACTCTTTGTGTTAAGTCGTCAATTCAGGATGTAAACTTCCTGTCACTGTCAGTACCAGCAGACCAAAACTTCGCTGGTGTTGGTGATGACTCCCTCTATCTTAACACAAACATCTCGGCTCTTGGTATTGGGTCTGATGGTTTTGGATTCTTTGGTAATGTCTTTGGCAATGTTGCTGGTAATATCTCAACAACAACTGGTGTCTCTACAGTATCTAACTTACAAATTGGTGGAGCACTTGGCATTGCTACAGTTGTTCAGACTGTAGGTGTCATCACTGGAATCACGAATCTCGGTGGTGTTAATGAACAATCTGGAAGAAGTGCTGGCATCTATACATGCATAGGACATCCTCTAGCTGGTGCTGCTGGCACTGGTGCATTATTTTCTGTTGATGTTTCCGCTAATGGATCTGCCGTTGTAAGTATTCTTGATGGTGGTTCTGGATTCTCTATTGGAACCTCGCTATTTCTCCCAAGACAAGCGACATATGAGGGAACCAATGACATCACAGTAGATATTGAACATATTGGCAATCTTGTCGGTGTTAACACCGCATTGATTGTTCTTGGTAATATGAGAGTCACTGGGATTGCAACCTTTGGCAATCAAAGTGTCACCGTAGATGGAGATAATGCTGTAGTAAGCGTAGGATCGACTACAACCCTCCGTTCCACACGTTTGGACATAGGAAGTGCTAGACTTGATCAGACAAGTCTTACAGCGCAATCTCTGAACCTCTCCGGTGTTAGCACAGTATCCACTATCTTTGTTGGCACTGGTGTTACCTTACAGAGTGGATTGATTCATGCTGAGAGACTATCCACAAATGGTATCTCTACATTCTACGGACAAAACTATACTGCAAGATTAGCAACACAAAACTATGCTGCTGATCTTACCGGACCAGTCCATGCAACCAAAATTGCAACTCTCGATGACGGTCTATCGGTAACTGGTGTTGCTACATTCAATCAGGCAGTCAGATTAACTGCCGATACACCAGACATTCGTGCAGGAGTCGCAGATACTCAAAGAGCCGCCTCTGTGCAGTACGTTAAAAACGAGGCTGCAGAGAGTGCGGCTGTTGCATTCTTCTTTGGTGCTCTTTGATTAAGCGCGATCGTGATCGTGTAAGAAAACAGGCACGGGAGAGTAAACAAGATCTCTTGGGTGAGTCCACTCACCGCTGATTACCTTGTTAGGCATCTCTCTCAGTTCTTCTCTCCAGGCAATAACCTGATTCATCATATCCTCAGGCACATCATCGAGGAGCATGAAGTAATCACTAGCATCTAATTGCTCATCACGCATTGCGCGACACTGATCAAGAAGGCTTGGTCTTTCAAACTTCGGAAAGGTAAAAGTTCCCGTAGCAAAATCATACTTAGGACCATTAGTAGTAGAGGGGGGAACATATTCAGCCCAAGGAGATTCTCCCTCAGTGTCATCATCGACAATGATTCTGTAAGCTTGTTCCCACTGAGGATGTTCATCAGTGATCCAAACAAATCTTACTCCCTCAGGTACTGCCTCTGCAGGGGGTTCTTCGTTTTCTTTGTAAGCCCAGGAATTAAAACAATAACCGTTTGCTTCCTGCAGCATTAAACCAAACTTTGCCATTGTTCTCCTTTATTCAAATCTAATGCGAACGAGACCAGTGCCACCGTTACCAGCTTGATAGCAGCAGCAGTTGTAGTTACGGGGACCATCTCCACCGCCACCAGGAAGAGCGCCAGCATCACCAGGGCGACACTGAGAGCAATGCTCATGAGAGAACATCTTTGTTCCTGCTGTGAAAGCACCTCCACCAGCATAACCAAGAGATCTTGGTTCAGCAGTGGAATACATCGCTTGTCCACCAGGAGCACCGTTACCGTAGGCGTTACCACCAGATCCACAACCGGGTGCGTTTGAATAACATCCACAGTGCATGTGACATCCGTCACCATTCATAGCAGCTCCGCCGCCGCCTGTTGCACAGAAACCAGAAAGATTATATCCAGTAACATAAGATGTTTCACCATCTTTGCCAAAGCAGCACCAGTGACGACCTAACTTACCAGTTACGTCTTCGTTACCACCGCGTCCTACACAAACGGCGTAATTACATCCAGCAGTAGTAGCAATAGTAACAGCACTGTATCCGCCACCAGATCCACCGTGAGACAAGTGATAACAGTCGCAGCAGCAAACACCTGCTCCACCACCGCCGCCACCCCAGGCTTCGATGGTCATTCTAGTTACACCAGTAGGAACAACCCAGGTATAAGCTCCGCCGTTGCAAAAGTCCACCATGCGGACACAACGAATTTGACATCCTGTCTTATCGTTATCATCAACGCATACCCCGCAACCATCTTTATAAGTAGACGCAGAATATAAATTTCTAGCCATTGACGTATCCCTCGGCGCTGAATCTTGGTGTTACATTGGGATCATTCACTAAACTCTGACCCCTCTTCTTGTTTTCAATATCCTCAAATCCAGTCTCAACGTTACTTTTGACTGAGGATGCCCAAGGTTGAGGTGGGAAAACCACATCTCTACCAGTAGCAATTCCAAGATTATTTAGTTCAGTAATATAATTATCAAGAACAACAGAGAAACCAGCAGAACAATCTCTCATCAATTTACGCATTTCAGCAGCCTTGATGAGTCTGTCTCTCATTTCAATCTCATCCTCATAAGAGATGTGATCGGGGGAAGGTTGTTCTTTGGTTACTTCTGGATTAACATACTGAGAAGCCCACAGTCCAGTAGTAAAATTATATCTGGTAAGTCTGTCATCAACGATTCTGGTATCTGCAGGATCTGTTAAAGCAGTCTTAAGATCACCAGTAACTTCTACCCAAACAGATTCTCTTTCATCAATTGCAATTGCATTTTTTTCAGTTGTCGTACTTACGTTTCCAACAAAACGATAAAAATGCCCAGCATCTAGATGATTCTGATGATATACAATTGACCAATATTTAGTGGTAGCCATTTCTTTAAAGTTTTCCCCCTATCAATATGTAATTTTGATCAGACCGTTGCCACCCTTACCAGAGCAAGAGCAACCGTCGCAGTGGCTTGATCCCGACATAGGACCAATTGCGCCGCCGCCTCCAGGGAACGATCCACAGCATCCGCAAGCACCTGCACCAGCACAACGGCCGGGACCACACTGATAGCAACAGCACTGACGGTGACCCATAACATCGGGTCCAGCAAATCCACCAGCACCACCAGATACAAACCAGTAGCAGTCATTGAAGCAAGCTAATAAGGCTCCTCTACCACCTTGAAGGTTAATGTCGCCACCGTGAGCACAACCACACTTGTAAGCGGATTTGTGGTGACCACCTGTACAAGCACCCCATTCGAAGCAGTCGTTACACCAACCGCCACCTAATCCACCATCTGCTTGAAGTCTTCCGATTTGTCCGCAGTCGTTACAAGCAGCACCGCCATATCCAAGACCGCAACCCATTACGAAAGACTGACAACCTCTACACTGACATGAACCAATGAAGTTGGAATTCCAGCAAGCATCCCAACCGCCACCGCCAGCACAGAGAGTGTATTGCCAGCCAGGTTGAACAGCGATAGTTCTAGAGGCATATCCACCACCTGTTCCACCAGGACCAGGATAGCAAGAGCAGCAGCACTTACCATTTCCTTGGCCACCGCCACCCCATACCTCGAAGGTTGTACAATATACACCTTGAGGAACTGTCCATAGACAGCATCTGGAAACGTGTCCAAGACCTACAGTAGTAACTCTGTCACCATCTTCAGGAGTATGCCAGAAAATTCCTGAACATGCTAGGTTACAATCGTATCCTTTTGTTGAATGTCTTCCCATTGTTTACTATACTCCTGTTGTGCTAATGCCAAGACGCTGATACATTTCGGTGTACCAGACATCACCTCTTCTCACCTTAGAATCAGCAATAACTTTCATTGTAGCTTCACCAGACTGAATGTATTCCGACATTGCTTCAATTTCAGTAGGACCCTCTGGAAATTGGAAATCGCAAGGATCGTCATTCTGAAAATCAACATTTTGAAACAAGACTCTCAGATGAGCTCTGTAATCTTTCCACATTTTCTCAGCATAAGCAACGCCATGGTACTTGGCTGCAACATAAAATTTGTCGCTCTGAGATAATAAAGAATTTCTACATGTAATTACTTGGTTCCAAGTAATTGGACACTTGTTTTCAGTATAGTCCCAAATACCTTCTGCAAAGATGTAAGAAGAACTATTAATATCAATGTTAGGATGTTCTGCTCCTTCAACCTGAGCAAGAATGTCATGTGCTGGTGTACCTTCTACAAGATTCACATACTGATATCCAACTGGTGCTGGAGCAGGATCATCCTGAGGAAGTACAGGATAAGGTCCCAGTTTACCAGTTGTCGAATTTACCGCTACTTTATAGTCTGCCATTGTTCGTATCAGTATGTAATTTTAACTGCGCCAGGAGCACCTTTTCCTGATTTCGCACCATTGTAACACATACAAGTGTGACTATTGTGATAGGGAGCTCCACCACCACCAGGAATTCTACCATGCCATAAAGTTTCTGTCAGAGTAGCAGCTGCTCTCCAGTTTTCTCCACCAGGATAAGTGGTAAATGCACAATAAGCACCACCCGAATAGTTCCATCCACCACCACCACCGTAAGGGCCAGCGCCATTACCAGCGCGTTTTTGATGGTGATAGGGAGATTCTTCTTGGGTATAACTCATACTATATCCATTAGAATGGGCGTGATAATCATACCCATATGCAGTGGCACTGATTCCAGGAGTAGCAGAACTATATCCGTTACATCCACACCAGTAATAGCACTGAACGCCAAGATCACTTCGGCCTCCTCTTCCGCCTTCTGAACAGAAGTTGGTGAGTCCGACACCGATTACATAACTTGCTCCACCAGAAATTCCATTACAGCAGTTAGAAACAGGAACACCACTTTGAGGATGATCATGAGCCATACCACCGTTTCCTGCACAGACCCAGTAGTAATCTCCAGGAGTTACGTTAACAGACTTTCTAGCATAAGCGCCGCCGAGTCCAGGTTCACCAGTTTGACAGCAGTTGCATTGGTTTCCACCTGAGCCGCCGCCTCCGCCGCCACCCCATACTTCAAAGGTGACGTGTCTTACACCATCAGGAACGACCCAGCAGCATCTGATGCCATATGGTTCGCAACAATTAGCGTCAACGATGTACTGAATAGGTGCCATATTACGATACCCCCTCGATTCCGTATGCTACAGCAGCAACACTAAGAGATCCTGTCACAGCCGTTGCTGAAACAGTAATCGATTTACCAGAAGCGACGACGATACCAGTTCTTTCAAGAACACCACCAGTGTTTAGAATGGCATCATATTCAAGATACTCACCAGCTCCAGGCGATCCAGCGGTATTAGTAAGAGCAACTCTTACTTTGCACTGAGTAGAAGACTTATTTACCATCGAAACGGTAACAACAGAATAAGTATTCGACGCCATCGCGGGAACCAGAGTTTGGTCCGTCGCTGATGTGATATTCAACTTATTATAGTTAGCACCAGCCATTTTCTAATCTTTCCTTGCGTTTGTGCAGTTAATGTTATTTATAAGAATACCCCCCATAAGGGGGGGCATGAAGTAGCAATCCCAGAATCAGATAGATCCAGAGAAATATTGAGAAGGTCCAACTTGATCGTCAACGTAGTGACGTGTTGCAGCATACATGCTAGCAGCATATCCAGGGCCAGGATCAGCATAGAGTGTTAGCGATCCAGTCATGGTGCTTCCAGCTCTAGCAACCAGGGTGGAGTTGAGTCCTGCAGACAGGGTATCAACGTAAGTCTTAACCGCTTGCTCGGTAGGTACGGACTGGTTGGAGTTACCAGACAGAGTTCCGTCGGAGGAGAATTCGTTAATCGATTCACCAATCTGACCACCGATAGCACCCAGTCTCAGTTCTGTCAGACCAGACAGGTTGAACGCGGAAGCGTCCAGTGTTGCTCTACCAGTCAACTGGTCAACCGAGAAGAAGTTACCAACTCGGAAGTTACCACCTTGGTCAGTAGAAACGAAGAACACCTTACCACCAAGTCTTTCGTTAGTCTCGTTACCCTGCTGAACTGTATCCTCATCAACGTTAGGATAGTTAGTTGTTACAGAGTTACCAGTACCAACGCTCAGGAAGTCGTGACCCGTCAGACGCATCTGCGAGAAGTTCGTTCTCATTTGAATGAGAGAAGTATTCGTTTCATCATCAAGAGTTCTGAGAGTTTTCTCAGGAGCAATACTCAGTGTAGCACGACCAGTGGCAGTTGTAAATCCAGTAACGGCCGCAACAATGTAGTAGTTGTTGTCAGTGCTAACTCCAGATTGTACAATAGATGTTGTGAACGCTACGTTATCACCAACTCTAGGAGAAGTCGAAAGTCCAGTAACTTCAATCAGAACACCCTTCTGACCACCGACAGATCCAGCAACAGAAGCAATACCAACCGATCTACCACCAGCGATGTTAACTGTCTCGCCAGGAACAAAGGTTGTGCTACCAAGTCCAAGAGCAGGATCACCGTATCCAGGATCATACTTGAAGATGATATAATCACCAGCAGTCTGGTCATTCAGAAGTGTAGCCTCTGCACCGGAGGTTGCACCAGTCATAGCAAGTCCAACAGCAAGAGGACCGTTGATAACAGTACCAGCGATGGTTTCAAATCTTCCGCCGTATACAGCTGCGGATCTTGGAGTCTCAACAGTGGAGAATCCAGAAGCGATTACACCGTAATCACCGTAGGAATTGTTACCACCAACCGAACGAACTCTAGCACCTTCACCAGCAAAGTAACCCCAAGCACAATAGTATGTGAAGCAGGAAACAATCTCAGCGCGA